ATCATGTTTATGGATCAGTTAGATAAGTTTCGGATATCTGGCGAGTACAATCGGGGCGATGAACGCCTGAAGGAAACCTACGTTGTTGCACGAGAGATAGCCAAGCGTAACAGCCTTCTTGTTTGGGCGGTGAGTCAAGCAAGCTTTGATGCACACGACAGACAGTGGATTGACTACTCAATGCTTGACAATTCACGAACAGGAAAGGCGGGGGAAGCTGACATCATAGTTGGTATTGGTAAGACGGGTTCTAGTGAATTAGAAAATGTTGTTCGTCACATCTGTGTGAGTAAGAATAAACTGAACGGATGGCACGGTATGATCAACGCTCAGATTGATGTTGGTCGAGGTTTGTATTATTGAAAACAGCAAAGTGGTATAAACTTAGACGTGAACGTCGTCGAAAATGGTTGGGCATATACAAGACACGCAGAGGATGCGACATTTGCGGCTACAAAGGAAATCCAGTCGCACTGCACTTCGATCACGCTGACAGATCAAAAAAGCGTTATGCAATAGCAAATATGATCACCCACAATCTTAAACGATTGTTTGAAGAGATAAGAAAGTGTAGGGTGCTTTGTGCAAACTGCCATTACATCGAAACCGATAAGGAAAGACGCAATGAACATTCTGACACTTGACGTTGAAACAACCCACGTCGAATTATCATCTGGGGGTACATCTCCTTTACCCTACTTTAACAATCGTCTTGTTTCTGTTGGATACAAGTGGCTCAACGGTAGTACCGTAACCTATGATTGTTTTTATCACTCAGTAAAAGAGGCTGACGCGGGTGCAGTAGAGCGTCTAAGTGAGGCGTTACAAAACACAGATGTGATGGTGGGTCAAAACCTTAAATTTGATCTCTCTTGGTTACGGGCGTGTAAATTTGTGTACGACGGACAGGTTTACGACACGATGGTTGCAGAGTATATATTATCTAAAGCTAGACGATGGCCTCTTGGGCTAGAAGCACTCGCTAAAAAGTACGGCGGTGTTCAAAAAGAAAAAGACCTAATCAAGCCGTTCTTCGATGGCGGCAAGACATTCTATGATATCCCGTGGGACATTATTGAAGAGTATGGAACGGCTGACGTTCTTGCTACTGAGCATGTTGCTCTTAAACAACTTGAAGCCTTTGGCACAACATTCGAGGAATTATTTGATGGAACAAAAACTGATACCGACGTTAAAACTATCGCTTGACATGACGGCTGTACTCTCACGGATAGAGTACAACGGATTAAAAATTAATGAGAACACTCTTGCAACAATTCGAATCCAGTACGAAAGTGAAATGAATCATCTTGGTTCACGGTTAACAGAGTTAGCGCAACAGGCTATGGGTGACACCCCTATTAATTTGTCTAGCCCCGATGATCGCAGTATGCTACTTTATTCTCGTAAAGTTAAGGATAAGGGCTTGTGGTCGGCTGTATTTAATCTTGGTCACGAGATGCGTGGCTCAACTCGCAAACCAAAGCGTCGAACTCGCATGACCAACAAGGACTTCAACTCGAACGTCAGAGGGCTTACAAACGTTGTGTACAAGACTCGTGGTAAACACTGTCACGATTGTAATGGCAAGGGAAGGTATACCCCTTTTAAAAAAGACGGAACTCTTGGTAAGGCGGTACGCATCTGTAAAGTTTGCAACGGCAAAGGCGTCATCTATGAATCTACTGGAGAAGTAGCAGGATTTAAACTTGTACCTCGTAATGTTGTGGATGTCGCATCTGCGGGTTTTAAAACAGACAAGGAAACACTGACGGAACGAGCTATGGACATGCAAGGGGAGGCAAGAGAATTTGCTGAGGCGTACATCCGCTATAATGCCCTTCGAACATACCTCAGTACCTTTGTAGAAGGCATGGAAAATAATGCCGATGACAACGGATTTATACATCCTGAGTTCATGCAGTGCGTCACCGCTACAGGTAGACTGTCCAGTCGTAAACCTAACTTCCAAAACATGCCACGAGGTTCAACATTTGAGATAAGAAAGGTAGTTGAAAGTAGGTTTGATGGTGGTCTAATTATTGAAGGGGACTACAGTCAGCTAGAGTTCAGGGTAGCAGGGTTTCTTGCAAAGGATGATCAAGCCTACGAAGATGTTGGCATGAACGTTGATGTTCACAGTTATACGGCAAATGTGATTGGCTGTTCACGACAGGAAGCTAAAGCTCATACCTTTAAACCCCTGTACGGGGGAACGACAGGAACTGATGATCAACAGCGGTACTATCGCGCCTTTAAACAAAAGTACAATGGCGTAAGCGAGTGGCATGATAGTTTGCAACGGGAAGCGGTGTCTAAGCGCGAGATCACTCTGCCATCTGGAAGGCAATACGCATTTCCTAATGTGAGATGGACTGAGTGGGGTACTGCAACCGAACGAACTGCTATCTGTAATTACCCTGTGCAAGGGTTTGCAACAGCCGATCTCTTGCCCTGTGCGCTGGTGCGGCTGGATAGTGAAATGCACAGACATAACCTCAAGTCGTTGATTTGTAACACAGTACACGATTCAATTGTCATTGATGCTCATCCGGATGAGAAAGACATCTGCATTGAGCTAATGAAAATTTCTATGTTGGCTATTCCTGAAGAAGTTTCAAAGCGTTACGGAATAGTATATGATATGCCAGTTGACATAGAAATAAAAATAGGTAAAAACTGGCTTGACACAGAAGAAGTGCCGTTGTAGGATGGTACTACAACTCAACCCTTTTCATATATGGAGATTAGGAACATGAATGGGACAGACCTTGTAAATATTGATCAAGACATGGATCAACTGGTATCAGCTTTTAATTCTGATGATACCGAAGCACTGATGAAGATGACAGGACAGGCCGAACAAAAACGGACAGGTCTTTCACGTCTTAATATTAATTATAATGAAGAGACCGACGATGGTATCGCGTTAAAGCGGGGTACTTGGAAGATTCTTGTAGACGGAGACTACTTGTACGCATCAGAAGCGTACATTCGTCCTATCCTTCGTACTTTTGAATGGAGTGCATGGGATCAAGAGAACTCAAACTTCGCATCTAAGTCCGTCCAGAAGCCTTCCTTACAGGGAAGTTTTCCAGACACTACTGGTACAGACCGCTGTGGTCGTCTGTCCCGTGATGAGGAAGAGAGTTTAGCAAAGGATGACCCTGCCTTTATTCGTTCAAGACTTGCAGTTTGCAATCAGATTATTTACGGTTTGATTAGTGGCAAGTTTAACAAAGCCGACGGTACAGAGGTAGAACTCGATAATCACCCCTTTGTTAGCTACTTTAAAAAGTCAGGGTTTATGCCAATCCGAAACTTTATCGATGGTCTTACAAAGCAAAGCAAGATCATGCAACGGTGCAACATTCTTCTTCGCACATCAAAGAAGACAATGGGTGCAACGAGCTATTTTGTACCGATGCCAACACTGGCAGGTGAGATAGACATTTCTGATGAAGATAAAAAGATGATGGCAATGTTTGTTGAGACAGTAAAAGGTCACAATGAAGTTATCATGAATCAATACAGAGATGCTGTTAAGCTACTTGAAGAGGACGATCTCAGTCTAGCGGATGATTTCAAAGATGCTGTTGCTTCTTAACATTCAAGACTATCTGGCGAAAGCTAGTAGGGGGGAACTTAGTGTCCCCCCGTCTTATCTCAACCAGTTTCTTGACGACTGTAAGGTTGCGGTGTCGCGTCAATTACAGCGTGAACCCCGTAACTTTCGCATCCGCATGTCTGGTTTGGGACGCCCCCTGTGTCAGCAATTGATGGAACGAGAGGGCTACACCGAAGAGGTGGACTATAACTCTGTTCTTAGATTCCTGTTTGGCGATATAACTGAAGCCATACTTATGTTGGTTATGCGTGAAGCAGGTTGCAACATTGTTGACTTCCAAAAAGAAGTACAATTAAAACTTGGTGACGAGACGATTAAAGGAACACTGGACGTTATACTTGAAGATGAAACAGGTACAAAAAAAGTGTGGGATATTAAATCGTCAAGTGAGTGGGCATTCAGGTATAAGTACAAGGGCGGCTACGAGAAGATGAAAGAGGATGACCTGTTTGGGTACTTGATGCAGGGACATCTCTACTCAGAGGCTCTAGGAATGCCCTTTGGCGGCTGGATAGTCATTAATAAGTCCAGCGGCGAAGTAGCCGTTGTAGACGCTCCTGAGTGGCAGGAAGAGGATAGAAAAATTTACATGAAGGATGCAGTCAGTCGTGTAAAGCAACTGACCAGTGCTACCACTAAGATTGCTAAATTTAAATCTGAACCGGAGATGATAAAAGTTAAGGGCGTTGCCGAACCAACAGGTAACAAGCTATTAGCTAAACCTTGTACCTTTTGTGGGTTTCGTCAGCACTGCTGGCCCAAAGCTAAATTACACCCAAAGGTCACATCTCGTGCAAAGGTAAAGCCAGAAATTTGGTACGAAACGGTAAAGAAGGCGGAACTGTGACGTGCCTATTCTTTCCCTTCACTCCTATGATGTGTCGCTTCTTCACCTGAACGAAACAGTTTATCACGTGTTTGTAAACGCTGTTACGGATAGAGGGGGTGAGCGACACGTTGTAGCTCTGCGTCAGCACGAGCGAGGCATACCTCTGACGCTACGAGAGAACTACTCTGAAAATGGTTACCTGTTGCAAACAACTGAATCTCGTGATGTGCCTCTACTCGAAAAAGAGTTTCAACTTATTTCAAAACGTTTAATGGCTGGTGGTATTGTATGCGTTCCGATATACCCTTTGACAGACGAATTATCCAACCTCGAAAAACACTCCCCAAAGACAGCAGGGTATCTAAGAAAACGCATGGAAGGCTTGCAAATAAAATCTCTTTTAGAAAGCGGAAGAAGATGAAAAGTAATGCTGGCTACAGGTCGGGCTTTGAATTGAAGTTAGCTCAAACTCTCATACAAAACAAAATTAACTTTACATACGAGGATACTCGTATTAACTACATGCCTAAACCTCGAACCTATACCCCTGACTTTTATCTTGTTGATTCAAACATTTACATCGAAGCAAAAGGAAACCTAACAAAGGATGACAGAGTTAAGATGGTTCTTGTCAAGCAGCAGAACCCTGAATATGATGTGCGAATTGTCTTTATGAATGCCCGTAACAAAATATACAAGGGTAGTAAAACAACGTACGGTAATTGGGCAGATCGACATGGGTTCATGTGGGCAGAGGGTAGTATCCCAAAGGAGTGGTTGAAATGAGTAGCAGTGATGATGATGATGATATCTTAGATAAATTAGGCGCGTTAAATAGGATGATTGAAACTTCTTCTTTATTGCCAGATAGGCAATACATTATATTTAATGAGCTTGACGACGACAATGTTTCTATGTCTGTGTATGACACGACAGAACAAGACCCGGAAGAAACAGAGCCAACTGCAGGGGATATTCTTTTGCATGGGGTCTTAGAAATGATGGAAAATAGAATGGAAGAGGTTTTAGAAATGGGACTTCTTCGTTTATCCATGTTGACTGCTGAAACCGAAACCCTTAAATTAACAGATACTCCTCTTGGGGATAACATTGTTAAGGTAGACTTTGGAAAGAAGCATTGAGATGACTGATTACAGACGTATGATAGAAGAACTTGAACAACAGAACAAAGAGGTCTACGGCAATGTAGACATGGTGAACAGCCCCCCTCACTACAATCAGGCAGGTATCGAATGTCTCGACGCCATCGGTGCGGCAACGGGAGAGGGCTACGAGTATTATCTGCAGGGTAACATCATCAAATACTTATGGCGGTATCGCTACAAGAACGGTGTGGAAGATCTGAACAAAGCAAAGTTTTATCTTGAACGTTTAATCAAAGAGGCTGAGTGATGAACTGCTGGCATTGTAAGAGTGAACTAATTTGGTGTGGAGACCACGACGTGGGTCACGAGTTCGAAGATTACTCCATGCTGACTGAACTGCACTGCCCTAGTTGCGGCAGTGATTACGAAGTCTTTTATCCTAAAGAAAAAGACAAAGATGATTAAGCACGTTTGCAAACACTGCTTGAACATCCAATACATTTCATCTAAGATGTTCGAATATGCCTCACGCATTCTGTGTCGTGTGTGTTCGAACCCAATAAACAAACAAGACACGAAGGAGAAACAAGATGTCTAATGCGCTACCAACACCCTATCAAGAATTCATCCACAAGTCCCGCTACGCTCGTTGGATTGACGAGGAGTCCCGCCGTGAGGACTGGCACGAGACTGCGGAACGTTATGTTGACTACATGGTTAATCAAGTTCAAGGCAAGAACGGTTACAGAGTCACTGACGAACTTCGCCACGAACTCGAACAGGCTATCATCGGCTTGGAGGTCATGCCTTCTATGAGGGCTATGATGACCGCTGGAGCGGCTTTGGCTCGTGATAACATCTGTGGCTACAACTGTTCTTACATTCCCGTAGACAGCCCTCGTTCGTTCGATGAGGCTATGTATATATTGATGTGTGGCACTGGAGTAGGATTCAGTGTTGAGCGTGAGAACGTCGATAAGTTACCTGTCGTCAGTGAGAACTTCAGCAATTCGGATATTGTCATCAACGTTGCAGACAGTAAGATAGGTTGGGCAAAGGCATTCCGCGAACTCGTCGCGCTTCTTTATGCTGGTACAATACCCTCGTGGGATATGAGTGGGATTCGCCCTGCAGGTTCGCGGCTGAAGACTATGGGTGGACGGGCATCCGGACCACAACCTCTGATTGACCTGTTTAATTTTGCCGTGTCTATGTTCAAGAAGGCGGCAGGACGACGCCTATATCCTATCGAAGCGCACGACTTGATGTGCAAGGTGGGTGAGGTTGTCGTAGTTGGTGGGGTTCGTCGCTCTGCCCTGATATCCTTGTCGAACCTGAATGATGACCAGATGGCACACGCTAAAGCAGGTCAATGGTGGGAGAACGAGGGGCAACGTGCGTTGGCAAACAACTCTGTAGCCTACAAGTCTAAGCCAGAGATTGACACCTTCATGCGTGAGTGGGTATCTCTTTATGAAAGCAAGTCCGGTGAACGGGGTATGTTCAACCGTGAAGCGGCAGACAAGCAGGTTGCTCGTAATGGGCGTCGTAACACGGGCTATGCTTGGGGTACGAATCCCTGCTCCGAAATCATCTTGCGTCCCTATCAGTTTTGCAACCTGTCTGAGGTTGTTGTTCGCGCACACGATACCTTGAGTGACTTGAAGCGTAAGGTTCGCCTAGCAACTATCTTAGGTACGTTGCAATCAACCCTAACGGATTTCAAATACTTGAGGAAGATATGGAAAGACAACACAGAAGAAGAACGCTTACTGGGCGTATCCTTGACTGGTATCATGGACCACAGCGTCTTAGCAGGTTTGACCGACAGTCGCACATGGCTAACAGAGATGAAGCAAGTAGCAATCGACACGAACGCAGAGCTTGCCCTGATGCTTGGAATCCAACAGAGCAGTGCAATCACCTGTGTAAAGCCGTCGGGTACTGTGTCACAACTGGTAGACAGTGCAAGTGGGATTCACGCTAGGCACAACGACTACTATATCAGGACGGTTCGCGGTGATAACAAAGACCCGTTGACCCAGTTCCTTATAAACGAGGGTGTCCACAACGAACGGGATGTGATGAAGCCGGATGCGACAACGGTCTTTTCGTTTGCGATGAAGAGTCCGGACAATGCTGTTCTTCGTGATGACAGGACTGCTGTAGAGCAACTTGAGTTGTGGAAGCTTTACGCTGAACACTGGTGCGAACACAAGCCGTCTATCACCGTGTCTGTAAAGGAACACGAGTGGATGGAAGTCGGGGCGTGGGTCTACGAGAACTTCGATGTCTCGTCAGGCGTCTCGTTCCTTCCCTTCAGTGACCACACCTACCAACAAGCCCCATACCAAGATATCGAACCGGATGACTACCACGATTGGCAGAAGTCTTACGAACACGTGGTCTTGGATTGGAACAAGCTGACCGACTTTGAAAAAGAAGACAACAC